AAGAATCTATTTATAATGAAGAAACGGAATCTACCAGTAAAAATCTCTTAACTATAGGATATTCAGGTAACAGTTATACTAAAATTGCTTTCAAAAACTTAGCGATTTATCCTACAGTCCTTTCCAAGGAAGATTGTATAAAAGCATATAATTATTTACAAACATTAAAAGCAAAATGACATGAAATACGCAATTGTAAACATCGTATGGGCAAAGTCCCACGGAATAGAAGTCCTACCGGAAATGAGGACGAGTGTAGACCAAAGCAAGGTGATCTTGCATGAGGAATACCTTGCACCCTTCGATGATGAAGATTTTCCTCGCTATAGTTTTAGCGATCCGTCTTTTGTCGAACTACTGAATAGTGAAGAATGGACTTATTCAGAAGGAGAACAACCCGTAATCAATAGGCAGTTCAGCAGATTATTGGCTTTGGACGAACTGGACAAGGAGGCTACAGAAGAGATAAATACATATGACCTTTCCCCGTCGGAAGCCTTACAGGTCAAAGATCGATACCCCGAATGGGAAACCGGAATAAACGTCAAAACCGGCGAACGATACCGAGTTGAAGATGTCCTTTGGGAATGTGTTAAAGACCATCTCACACAAGAGAACTGGAAGCCTAGCACAGCCACCCTAAGCCTGTGGAAAATAGTAGACGCAGAAGAACATTCCGGCACGATAGAAGATCCTATTCCATATAAGCAAAATATGGCACTTGAATTTAACAAGTACTACACGCAGGACGGAGTATTGTACCTCTGCATACAGGCTATGACACCGGGACCGTACGATTTAAAGGATGTGCCGGCGCATGCGCAGCCGATAAAGCAGTGACAAGCAACAGTCGGTTGGAATATAATAATCCCTGCAAGAAGATACAATCCTATTCTTCTTACAGGGATTATTATTTATATGGTATTGTTTTTTGTTATAAAGTGGCACAATTTTACGACAATGAATCTATTGTCGTATTTCATTAAGTTAAATATTTCTCTCCCAATTAGCTACTTAATACTTTTATGCTGAATTAAAAACGATCAAACATGAAAGATAAAATTTTCAACTCCTTAAAACAGAATTATTCAAATCTTGGGTTAAGTGATGAAATCTTGAAGGGACAGGCCGAAGCTCTTGCTAATACAGGCTTTGTAACTGATGAAAATCTACAGGCCGTTGTTGATGGTCAAAAAACATTCTTGTCTTCTCTTCAGAGTGGTATTGATAAGCGGGTAACAGATGCTGTCAATAAAGCAAAAGGGGAAAAGAAAGAAGAATCTGCTGGTGGGGGCGAGCAGAAAAAAAACGAACCCGATTTGCAGAAGATGATTGAAGACGTACTTACTGCAAAACTGCTTCCCATTCAAGAAGAGCTTAATGCTTATAAAGCAAAGGAACAGCAGGCTGTAAGGGCTAATATGATCGCTTCTAAGGCGAAAGAACTAGGTATACCGGAATGGAGAGTCAAAGAGGGATTTGCCATCACCCCGGAAATGGATGAGGCTGCAATTAACTCTTACTTGGCAGGCGTAAAGCAAAACATTGTTACCGCAGGGCTTGAGAGTAGTAACGCATCTGGCGTTCTGTCTACTTCAGAGGAAAAATCTAAAGAAATGGCTGAAGAATGGGCAAAAGGTCTTCCAGATGCAAATTAACCATTAAAAAATAGAAACAAATGGGAGTTAAATTCGAAGGTAAATCTTATGCTGGCAACATGCCGGTATTTTGGCGTGGAGAAGCCAAAATCCTCCCTGGAGGATATAAACTGTTGCAGACTTTCCCAAAAGGGACAGTAATTCCCAAAGGGACGCCATTACATATTGTTATCGGAACCCTTACTGCGGCTGTATCCAAATATGCAAAAGTCGTATCTGGCGGAACAACCACAAAACCGAGAGTCCCTAAAGGAACTTTATTTCAGATTAATGATATCGTAATGAAGGAGGGGGAAACAACCGGTGTTACGGTATCTTCCATTGATACGTCAAATGCAGATTATGATGTATTGACATTGTCGTCTGCTATTTCGGGGCTTGCAGCAGACGATGTTCTTATTGAAGCGACGGCTACAAGTAGTTCTGTGGCCAAGTATGAACCAAACGCGGTTGTTGGTGAAGACACTGAACCTTTGTCCGGCGGTGATCAAGACACTGTTTCGGCTGCGTATGACGCAGTTGTCCTTTTGGGATATACAGTGCAATTACCCGCTTCATGGATGCAGGGTATCTGTATGAAAAACAACCCTAATATTATTTACGTAAAACAGTAATACTATGGCAGAAAGATTAAAGTATAGTTCTCTTTTTGGAGAGCTCACAAGGCAAACTCAATTGCGTTTTGATGCAGTATCAAGACAGCATAAAATG